AAATTAAAAACTGCTGTAACAGGTAAAGTTAAAAAAGGTAGTAAAGCTGCTAAAAGGAGAAAGAGTTACTGTGCAAGATCTGCAGGACAAATGAAAAAATTTCCTAAAGCAGCTAAGAATCCTAACTCAAGATTAAGACAAGCAAGAAAGAGATGGAGATGTTGAATTTCATATTTAATTAGTAACATACCACATTTTAAATGTTGGGTACGTAAAGAATTTACACACAATCATTTAAAATATCATGGTGAGTTCTTACATGGAATAGCATTTGCAGTTAATACAATACCAGATAGATCATTATCTTTTCAAGTTATGTTTACTGGTATAGACGAAGAAGATAATATACATGGTGGTGCAATGTGGGCAAGAATGCCAATTACAGCATTAATAGCAGATGAAATATTAGATGAAGCTCCAGAAAGAATGGATACACATTTAGCACAACCTTGGGATTGTTCATCAAGAACACATAGTATAGTTAAATTAGATTTATTAACAGCAAGTCCTTGGTTATGTAAAATAGATAACGAATTTTATAAAGGTAAATATATGTTTACAGTAGATTTTACAGATAGTGATATTAGTGATTGTCCTGCACAACATAAACAAAATCATGTAATACAATTAACAGATGCAGGTAAATGGACAGGTAATATAGTCGCATTACCTAATAATAGAGTTAGGGCAACTAGTCCTGCTTTATGGGTAACAGGTGAAGGTCCACCAGATTTTATACCAAGTCAACATACTCATGCAGCAGAAATACATGATAGTTATACAGATCCAGAAATAACATTTAATAACTTATATAAGGAGAATAAAAATGCCAGGAATGAAAACTAAATATAGATCTAAAGGTGGAGCAATGAAATCTAAATATATGTCTAAAGGTAGCACAGCACTTAAAGTTAAAAAAAGACGTATGGGTTCTAAAGCTAAAAAATAATTATGGCAAAACTCTGTCCTAAAGGTAAAGCTGCAGCTAAAAGAAAGTTTGATGTATATCCATCAGCATATGCAAATATGTATGCATCAGCAGTATGTAGTGGTAAAGTAAAACCAGGTGGTAAAAAGAAAGTAGTTAAAAAAGCTAAAGGTGGTGGTTTACGTCAATGGGTAAAAGAAGAATGGGTAGATATAGGAGCACCTAAAAAAGATGGTAAGTATCAACCTTGTGGTAGAAAATCTACTAAAGGTTCTAAACGTAAATATCCTAAATGTGTTCCTAAAGCAAAAGCTCAAAAAATGACAAAATCTCAAAAAACATCTGCAGTAAAAAGAAAAAGATCAAAGAAACAAGGTATAGGAGGAAAGCCCACAATGGTAAAAACAATTTCTAAAAGATATGGTGGAAGTCTTTTAGTTGCGTCTTTATATAATTAAAGGTTTAAACAATGGCAACATCAGGTACATATAATTTTAATTTAGATATAGATGAAGTAATTCAAGAAGCTACTGAGATGATTGGTGGCGAACAAACACTTGGACATGAACCTGCTTCTGCTAGACGATCAATTAACTTAATGTTAAATGATTGGCAAAATAGAGGAGTTCTTTTATGGACTATAGATACAACTGTTGTAACTGTAGCTGATACAGTAGCTTCAGTATCATTAGCTGATTCAACTATAGATGCTTTATCTATAACTTATTCAACAAGTGTATCAGGAACTGATATAGCTTTAGAAAGAATATCAAGAGAAGAATATCATAATCTACCTAATAAAAATCAAGGAGGTAGACCAACACAATATGCAGTAGAACGTGGGCTTAATAATGCAGAAATAAAATTATATCCTACACCAAATAATTCTACTGGCATTTTAAATATAGAATTTTTTAAAAGATTACAGGATGTTGATAAATCTGCAGATCAAAATGCAGATACTCCTGTAAGATTTTTACCAGCTTTAACTTGTGGATTAGCTTATTATTTAGCAATAAAAAGAACAGGCATTCCTATGGAACGTATTAATTTATTAAAGCAAAGCTATGAAGAAAAATTAGCTGTAGCTATGGAAGAAGATAGAGAACGAGCAAATTTATTAATTAGACCTAAATTAAGGTATATCTAATGGCAACTAATCGTAATGCAATGGCTATGTGTGATACATGTAGTTTTGTATATCCACATAGAGTAATGAGACTAAGTAGTTATGATACATTAGTTTGTCCAACATGTTTTGAAGGTGCTTTTGATTTAAAAAACCATCCTCAAAATAAAGTACCAGATATAAGAGATAACCCAGCAATTCAAAATCCAAGACCTGATACAGGTGGTAGAAATATAGAATGGCAAGAAGCTAGTTTTACTTGGGATGATAGCACAGTAAGAATTTGGACCAATGTATAGGAGCATTAAATGAGTACACTAACAGGAAAAACAATAGCAGGATCATATAAAGAATTACTAAAAGTAGCTGTAAGTGGTAATACTGGTGTTACAGGTGATTTACAAAATATACAATCAGGTGATGGTACTAATTCAGCATTACAATTATCTACATCAGTTATAAATGTTGCAGGTAAATTTGGAGTAACAGAAGATGCTTCAGTATCTGGTGATCTTTTAGTAGGTAGTAAAGTATGTGCTTCTGCATACTATGGTGATGGATCTAATTTAACAGGTATAACATTTACTGGAGATGTTTCAGTATCTAGTTTAATAGTTACTAATAATGCTACTATAGGTGGTACATTATCTGTAGGTGGTGCTGTAAATATGTTAAGCACAGCAACAGTATCAGGCACAGCAGGATTCTTAGGAGCTGTTAGAGTTTCAGGCAATGCCTCTGTAGGTGGTACATTAGATGTTGGAGGTAATGTAAGTCTTGGAGGTAATGTAACTATAAAAGGTAATGCATTTGTAAGTTCAAAAGTATGTGCATCAGCTTTCTATGGTGATGGTACAAATATTACAGGTATTCCAATTTCAGGAAACATATCTGTATCTAATGCTATTGTAGGTGGTACATTATTTGTATCTTCTACTGCAACTATTAAAGGTGCTGTGTCATTAGGAAGCACATTAGATGTAACAGGTAACACATCTATAGGTGGTACATTTATGGCTACAGGCAATGCTACATTTGATGGAGATGTATCTGTATCAGGTGATATGAATATTGGAGGTCATACTACTATAGCAGGTGCTGTAAGTATGGGAAGTACATTAGATGTAGCTGGTAATACATCTATTGGTGGTACATTTATGGCAACAGGTGCTGCAACATTTGATGATGATGTTTCTGTATCAGGAGGTTTAGTAGTTGGAGGAACAGTTACCATAAGTGGTGCTAATGTACAAGCTGCAAATGCTAAAGTTTGTGCAAGTGCTTTTTATGGTGATGGAGCTAATTTAACAAATGTACCTTCAGGAGCTATATCAGGTGATATATCAGTTAATAATGCAACAATAGGTGGAACACTTTATGTAGGTGGTACTGCTACTATTGTAGGGAATGCTACATTTGATGGAGATGTGTCTGTCTCAGGAGATATAAATGTTGGAGGACATGTTACTATTGGAGGAGCAGTACAGCTTGGTTCTACATTAAGTGTTACAGGATATGCACATTTTAAAGATGATGTATCAGTAAGTGGTAATGCTATTATAGGTGGTACAGTAAGTTTAGGTGGTGGTATTGTAGATGTTAAAAATGGAGGAGCTAGGTCAGTAATAAGATTATATTGTGAATCAGGTAATTCACATTATGCTGAAGTAAAAGCACCTGCACATGCTGATTTTTCTGGTAATATAAGTTTAGTACTACCTCCATCTGCAGATACATTAGCAGGTCTTGCAGCAACACAAACATTTACTAATAAAACATTTGGTGATAAAGTAGATTTTGATAATGATGTTTGTGTATCAGGTGATATTTTTATAGGAGGTACTGCTACAGTAGTAGGAGCTATGTCAGTTGGAGGAGCTCTATCAGTAGGAGGTGCAGTTAATTTATTAGGAACAGCTACAGTAAGTGGTGCTACAGGATTCTTAACTACAGTTAGAGTATCTGGTGCAACAACTATAGGTGGTACATTAGATGTTGCAGGTAATACTTCATTAGGAGGTACTGCAGTTATAACTGGTAATGCAACTTTTGA